AGGAGATGTAGCTACATTTGTATCAGCAATACCTGAATTAGCTAAAGCAATAGTGACTGGTGTACCTTCTGGTTCTACTGTTGTATAGTTTACATCTAAAGTTAAAGTAGATGTAGTGATAGATGCCGTAGTTTTGTTCAGAGTTATTGATGGACTTGTATTTACCATAGATACTCTGTACCAACCACCTCCTGATTTCATAAACAGTTCACTGGATGCTGTAGTATAATATAAAGCTCCGTTAGTGATGCCTGTAGGAGGCAAAGGCAACGCCGCCTTGTTAGCTATAATTGCAACTGGTTGTTGTTCTACTATGCCTAGTCCTGGACGAACTGTTGCTGTTGAGCCACCAGATTTAATTAGTAAATCTCCACTATCAGCGGCTAACTCAACTTTTCCAGAACTTAAACCAACAACTACACTATTTGCAAATGTTTTGTTTCTGTAAACCATTTTAGATCATCTTTAAAGCTGATTCCGTTGTTTCGGTAACTCTTCTAGTCCAACCCCTACCGAATGTCTCAAATGTTTTTAGTCTTTCATAATAACCTTGTCTCTTCGCTTGAAACTTTTTAATCGCATATTCTATACCATGTTCTTCAACATATTCATTAACTTTTTTGATTGTATTTTTACCTATTGCTCCGTCAGCAGTAGCTCCAACGACATTTTGTAAATACTTTGCAGATCTTCCTGTACCAGCATTTACTCCAAAATCAAAAACACATAAGTCCAAACCATTTGGTATATCATCACATTTACAACGGCCCCAATAGTTTTTTTCGTATATTGGCGCAACATCATCAACTGTAAGATTTTTCATAGATTTCTTACCACCCCACTCTTCATATACTCTTTTAGTAACACCGAGGTTAGTCTCTCCACCAGGATCTTTTGGGTGATTTACATAACCACCTTCATGATGTAATATTATTTCCAAACATGCATTGTAATTCGAATTAGCCATAATCTCGCCTTTCTTTGATTTTTTTAAACCTACCTTTTTGAATAGTCCAAACATTTTAACACCTCCTAAAAAAATAAGGGTAGAATTTTTAGTTCTACCCTTATTTATAATTGCAAAAAAGACTAATAAGTATTATTTGATTTTAATAGTCTTAGGCTTTTTATGCTCTGGTACAATTCTCTCTAATGAGATTTCTAACAATCCGTTTTTGAGTTCAGCGCCTTTTACTTCGATATCGTCAGCAATGGTAAATTTACGTGTAAATTTTTTCTGCGAGATACCTCTATGAAGTACTTCAGCATTTTCGACTTTATCATCGAATACTGATTTAACTGTAATAGTGCCGTCTTCTACAACGACTTCGATATCCTCTTTTGAGAATCCCGCTAACGCCATCTCAATTGAGAACTCATATTCGTCATGTTTGACTATATTGTATGGAGGAAATCCAGTTGATGTGGCCATATTGTGAGTATGATTCATAAGTTGATCCAATACTCTATCGAATCCTACAGCATAGGGTGTGAATTTATTAATGTCAAATGTGGTAAGGTTATTCATTGCTATTCTCCTTTATTAAGCTAGAATATTAAAATTAAGAAGCACCCTTAATAGGCGTACTTCAACTGTATTTATAATAACAAAAATTTATGCTTTTGTCAAGTCACTTGCCTGTAACGGCAGAGTCCTCATCAAATAAACTTAACTGTTGAACTTGCTCTCTATCAGTATTATATGAATTAGCTTCTATCTTCTTTAGCTTTTCTAATACTTCTTCATGATGTACACAATCATAAAGATTAGGTGGTTTATAGTTAGGGCCTTTTAATACTTTTCCGTCTTCACGATATATCGGTTTGCCATCTTCACCCAATTTAGACATATTACTACTATGAACTTCAGCAAAACAATAGTCTAGTTCTATACCCATAGCCGCTCCCATACCATAAACAACATAGAGCAAATCAGTAAGAGCATCAGCAACTTCTATTATGTTCTTTCTTTCAACACCAAGATAAAGTTCTCTTAGTTCTTCTTCTATGAGTTCTAGTCTAAGTTGTAAAGTCTTTTCATCTAACATAGTAGGTTTATCTGCTACATTCTGTTTAAATGCTCTCATGAAGTCTACTACTTTATCAAAGTTAGTAATGTATCTCATTGGTCCTCGCCTTCCCATTATCTTTTCTTTCCTATGTTATATTTTGCAGATAAAGTCCATCCATCTTTTTCTTTATGGGGTAACACTTTTATTTGAGATAATGGTGCTACTGGATCTTTTGACTTATCTTCACTAACTAGTTTTACTAAACCCCACTCAGCTAAAAGATTAGCTATTGTATTTCTTCTTCCCATATCATCTTCTGTAAAGTTACTCGGCTTTCCATCCATAGAGAAAAGCTCCTTGAAGTGGCAGATATAGTACCGAGATTGCTTGTGAAGAATATGGCAACTTTGAAATAAAGTTTTATCTTTTCTACTTGCTACACCTATACGTGTAAGAGTTTCTCTTATCTTGAGAAAGTCTTCATCTTCTTTCAGTGTAACTTCTACTAAACTATCTAAATCAATCATACTCCACCTTTTTCTAATTTACCCTTGATAAATTTAATCTGATCTGGTGTAAGAATTGATAGAACTTGAATTGCCTTTGCATTGCTATATCCATAATACTCTTTCACAAGAGACAAGTCTCTATCATTTTCTTTTTTCACCCACTTAGAAAATCTTTTCTTAGGCCTGACAATATTTAGTAAATACTCAAATTGTAAAAGATTGTCAGCATGGTGTCTTAGGTTAAGTTCATTGGCATAACCTATCGTATCACTGAAATAAGATAATGCACGATTAGTTAGAAATGGACTATATTCTTTTTCTGCTATTGTATCGTTATTACTACCTCGCATGAGGTTTTTCTTAGAAGTATTGATAGCACTAATATAGTCAAATGGATTTGTTTTCTTTACTGCCATTCTGTATCTACCATTAACTCTGTAAGAAATGCCATAAAGTTAACTTCTTGATCAGCTACAAAAGCAGACTTGTATTGATAGTCGGCAAGCGTAACAACAATCTGAGGTAGACTACTTGGTTTTGCATATTGATTTATTGTATCATATATTTTTCGAAACATCGGTGCAACATCACCATCAATATTCTTACCAACCCATTTACGAATTGTTGTGAACTCTTTATCTTTTAATAGTTGCATTAAATCTTTGATACTTGTCTCGGATAGATTAGCAAGTATACCACTATCAATATGGCCAGTTGCAGAATATCTTTGCAACTCATTTAGTATTCTACGATTATCAGGAAAATGTTTTCCGAGAACTTGTTGAATTACTTTTTCTTCAAAGCTAACATTTTCTTGTTTGAGAATATTTAAAATTCTAGCATACAATTCTTTAGCCATACTGGGCTTATCTTTGTTTGCTATCTTAAACTCTATAACTGAACAACGACTATGAAGTGGTTGTATAATCTTATTGACAAAGTTACATGTCATTATAAAACCACAGTTCTTACTAAACTCTTCCATGAAGTTTCTGAGTGCAGGTTGAACTGTTTCTGCATTACAATAATCTGCTTCATCTAAGATTACATACTTACGTCCACCTGCTAGAGATACAGACGATGCAAAGTTTTTAATTTTAGTTCTGAGTGTATCTATTAATCTACCTTCATCAGAACCATTGATAACAATATAGTCAGCACCTAATTCTTCTAACATAGCTTTAGCAACAGTAGTCTTACCTATGCCTTGAGAACCAGTCAGAAGAAGATTAGGTACATTTTTATTATCAACGAAAGTCTGAAATAAAGTTTTTAACTCAGGACTTAGTATAGTATCTTTTATTGTCTTTGGGCGATACTTCTCTACCCACAAAAAGTCTTCTCGCATAATTCACCATAATATAAAATTTCAATATTAAGAAAAGGTAGAGTTTGTTTCTGTCGCTATCCAATATTGAATGTTTTTTGCAGTTGATTTAAAATGAGCAATACCAGATTTTGATATCTCTATGTTATAATCACTTACACTTAATTTTTGTAAATTCTCAGTTTTAAATACCATTGAGAAAACATTATTTGTTTCACCAAGAATTACACTATGTTCATTAGAAGTAGGATTTTTTGTATCAGTTGCTACTAAAGATATTTTACTATCTGCACCACGAACAACAACTTCAGGTAAACCTAGTTGATTAGCGGCCATTAGAACTTTCTTTAAATCATCAGCACTAACTTTTACAGATACATCTATACTATCTAATTCTAGATTTTTATCTGGTGCAGAAGTTACCATAGAAGGATCAGTATATGTATAGGTTGATCTATTATTACCTTCACTTAGTACTACTTCTCTTTCACCAAAAGCAAAATCAGGCTTCTCATATAAACTAGCTAAACCTAAGAATTGATTTAGTTCATATATTGCAAAGTTCATTGGAAGAGTTTCACCAATCACTGCCTGGGCAAGAATATTTTTCTGCTCTGAAACTGTACGGACAGTATTTCCTGCTTTGAAAGATAGGGAGGGGTTTATTGTACCAAAGTTTTTTAGTACTTCAATTGTATCATCACTTATTTGCATCATCATTTTCTCCTGATTGATTTGAATCTATATGTAAAGCCATTATAGCATAGTGAGCCACTTTTAGCAAGTCCGCTCTATTCTTACCATTCTTCTTACCATATCTCTGTGCATACTTGATTATATTACCAAGCATAAAACCTTCGCCATGTCCGCAATCGATTATAAATTCTGTCGATTGAAATTGGTTTGTAGAATAGTGTCCTTTATAAGTTGCAGATACATAATCGTACAACTCTTTAAGAATTTTATCTTCACCAAATTTAAAGTTTACTTTTTCACTCACTTAACTTCTCCTAAGTTCAATTGTATACCTTCTTTCTTTTTCTTTTTCATTTTTGCTACTTGTTCTGGATCAGCAGTTGCTGAGGCACCAAGTTGTGCTAAGTCTAGTAAACTACCACCAAAAACATAACTAC